CAGGGGCGGCAGCGGAAGGTGAACTGCAGGGTGGACGGGTCATACTTGGGGTCCGTGACGAGGTATGCCTTGACGGACCGCGCGGGCGTGTCCTCGCCCCTGGTCCAGGAGTCGGTGTCCCTGGTCCCCTGGAGATGCGCGAGTATCTTGGTGTCGTTGATGCTGCCTGTCGAGCCGGACCCGGCGGGGCTGGAGCGGCCTTCCATCCGAGGCCTCGTGCTGATGGACACCCCGCCCGCAGCTCGCTGGATGCTGACGCCCGGTCCGGCGGTCAGGTTCTCGATGCGGTTGGCGACGTTGACGAGCTTCTCCAGCAATTCCAGCAGCCGGCGCTCGTCGCGGACGTCCGCAATATCGGGGTGCCTTATCTTCATCCGTCACCGACCAGCTTCGGCAGTCCGAGGATCGTCGCGAAGTCGGCCTCGCCGTAGCGGTAGGCTCCGCTGAGGATCGGAGCGTCCCACGCGGGCGTCCCGGCGTCACCGGAGACATACACAGGCTGCCCGTCCAGGGCCGTGTTGTAGAAGGGCGCCGCGGCGTCCTCGCCCTGATAGTAGGCGGGGTTCCCGTTCGCGTCGCGGGCCTGCAGCGGCGGGCGCCAGCAGAGATTCCAGTCCACGAACCGGCCGGAAAACTTGAATACGGACTGGCAGGAGACAACCTCGCCGCTCAGGTCGTAGCTCTCCGTCGTTGAGACCCCGTCGAAGCGCAGGCAGTGCTCCTCGAATCCTCGGAACTTCCGGTCGTTAACCTTGTTGATGGCGTCCCGGACCGCGTCGTAGGGCGGTGGGTTCCGGCGCATCCGCATCGTGTAGTCCACGATCGGCACCTGCGTCGGGATGTCCTCCTGGACGGGCGTCTCGACGTCCTCCCACTCGTATCCGCGGGTAACGTCCACGGTCTCCAGGCCCCAGTCCATCGAGATTTCCGCGAACTCGTCCCCGAGCTGCCGCTCGGTTGAGTAGTGGTAGGTCGCTCGCCAGAGGCCGGATTCCTCCTCCTCCCAGTCCGCTTCGACGCAGAGCAGGTAGGGCAGGACATCCGGAGGTCCCGGCCAGGGGTATCCCGGCAGGGGGAGGGATGGGTCGAAGATGTCCGCGGCCGGCACGAGGTAGGAGCGGATGCCAGTCATCCCTTTGGCGTCCTGATGCAGACGGAACCCCGCAACAGTGAGCTTATCAACAAGTGCCATCAGGCGTAGGACCTCTGCTCGGTATTGCGCGAAATACGCTTGAGCTCTTTCAGCATCTCAGCATTGCTCTGCCCGCCCGCTCCAGCTGACGCTACGCGGAGGGATCCGCCGCCGCCTCCCGCAGCGGCGCTTGCCGCGGCGGGCTCCGGCACATCGACTTCTCCCCCGATTCGTCCGAAGCTCAGGAACCGGGCCAGAGCCTTGATCCTGCCGACAATCCAGTCCCATGCCCCCTTGAAGCTGTTTTTCACCCCGTCCCAGAGCGTCTTGAAAAAGTCCTTGATGGAGCTCCAGTTCTTGACGATCAGGTAGGCGCCGGCTGCAACCGCGGCAATCGCTGCGATCACCCACCCGACAGGACCCATGGCCACGGTCCATGCAGTGCCGATGGCAGGTGCGATGGACTGGATCAGCAGGAAGGACTTGATGAGGGTTCCGACGACCATCAGCAGAGGACCGATAGCCGCAGCTATAGCCCCGAAGACGACGATAGCTGTGCGGGCTGGGGCGGGGAGAGCGCCGATCGCGTTCGCGACGCCCTTGATGGCGTTCGCCAGAGGCACGAGCGCCGGGGCGATGGCTGCCCCGATGGACTCCACCATGTCGCCGATCGCCATGCGCATCTGCTCGATCTTGCCGGTGGCAGTATTCGCCGCGGCCTCTGCCGCCCCGAACTTACTCACCCCGAGCTGCAGGATCTGCTGAAACTTCTCTTCCTTGGAGGCGTTCTCATCGACGATGATGCCGTAGCGCCCGAGCGCCGCGGTGTTGCCGGCCGCGGCCTTGCCGAGCAGCTGGAAGGCGGTCTGTAGGTCCAGGCCGTACGCAGCCGCGAGACCGGCCGCGGCCTTCGCGGTGTCCTGCAGCTGGTCCTTCTGCACGCCCATGTTCGCGGCGAGCGCCATCCCCTTCAGGACCGCTTCGTCCCCGTAGAGCGTCTGCGCCTGGATCTGAGAGGCGAACTCGCGCATAGGCTCCAGGGCCTGCTGCGCGGCTGCGCCGGTCTTGCCCA